GTCACCCCATTTAGTATGGATGTATCTACTTCCTTGTTAAGTAGTTTTTCAATACTCATTCCTGGAACTTTATCATCCTTAGACACTAAAGTTTCAGGTGAAATATTATACTGCATAATTAGATGAGGATACAAACTATTTAGGTCAAACGAAAGAACCCAATCATGAGAACCAACCTGTGGATCTTTTACATAAGCACCAATAAACTGTTCGCCCTTTTCACTTGAAGTCTTTTGTGGTATAACAATATTCTTTTGTTTTAAATAATTGTAGATTAATATATCCCAGTATTTTACAGCACCAAGGCAATCCATGTAGTTTACTTTACCATCATATGCCATAGTTAGCACTAATTCAATTAATCTCATCTTGTCTTCAAGTTTATCTACAATCTCTACGTCTTGAATGTTATAATCAACAAACGATTGATAATCTTTTGTATACCAATCTTTAAATGTCTCATAAGGATTATCATCCTTTCTTTCACCCAACTCAATAAATGCGATGTGGTCAAGTCTGTAACTCTCACGACTAGTGTATGTAAATTTTTTATATAAGTCATAATAGTCTAGATGACCAACACCTAAAATATCATATATCTCTTGTTTATGTCCCATCTTAATTATCGTTTTACTAGAAACACTTTTCCAAGGAGATAGTCTTTTTATTTCATCTTCGCCAAAAACATTTTTGATACGATTACAAATATAAGGAATATCAAAGAACTCTGTGTTCCAACCAGTAATAACATCAGGACAATTGTTTTCCCAGAAAGATAAAAATTCTTTTAAAAGTTGTACCTCTCCATCACAATTAACATATGTGACATCATCCCTGTCTGTATGATAATCTCCGATACCCCAAACTAGAATTTGTTTGTTCTGATGGTTTTTGATTGTAATTGATAACATTGGTTCGATTGCATCTTCGGGAGAAGGAAACCCATTCTCACAAGCAACCTCAATATCAATTGTGAATACTAGAAGTTTATCAATGTCCCACTGAATGTCACCTTTATATGTGTCAGAAAGATAACTGTACTGAAACATGGTATTACCATAAACGAGATGTGGTTGGTCTTTATAATTATTGACCCACTCTTTCGCATCACGAATAGTGGGGTGTTGGACAGGTGCTACATTTTTACCTTGTAGAGTTTTGTAACCAGTTTCTCTAGTTACAGGGCAAAACAAAGTTGGGGAATACTTAACTCTGCGGTTGATTCGTTCCCCATCTTTATATTCTCTTAGTAGAAGATTATTGCCCCAAAGTGCGACATTAGTATAGAAATGCATAATATAGTATTCTCAGTGTTAGGTATCAAGTATAACTTATTCATATCGTTTTGTCAAGCGTTTTTATACATCAAGTTCTCTTTGTGACTCGATTAAAAATTCAGCATCTGCATCTGATGGATAGTTTGCGATTAGAGTTTCTAACTTATCAGTTGCATCTGCAAGTTTTACCATTTCAGAATCTACAGCACCTACTAAATCTGGATGCTCACCAATACCTACTGGACTATCAATATATGCTTGAATATTTGCCTTAGCAGAAGCAATCTCATATTCATACTTCATTGCTAATGCGTTGATTATTTTATTTGACATTTGTATCTCCATTTTTCATTAAGTTATTATCTCGGTTTCCTGTAGTCCTCATCATTTGAATCTCCTCTTTCTATGTAACTAGAAAGAGCAAATTTCCTGTCGGGATTTACTGCAACCTTAAATCTGGTGAGCAATTCCCTATTAATTAAAAATGTACTTTTAGAATCTCTTGTTGTTAATCCTATTGGTACATTTTTGTAAAGAGTGTTGTTAAATTTTATATCTACTAATACTATTGGTCTTTCATCTATCTGGTCTACATGAACAGGTTTAGATATATCAACAATATTGCTAGTAAATTTTTTACCATCTCTTTCCCATTTAGCAGTCTTACCTTTTATTTCTAATTTGTCTACATGAAACATGGATGCTTTAGTTCCATTACCTGTATCAAACTTAGCACGATATGGTCCAAGACCTACTATTTCTACTCTTTCTACATATCCAGCAGTTTGTGTAGAACCCACAAATCTATTTTTTGCTTTTCCAACATGGTCTAATATTTTTTCAATCAATCTTTCGTGGGACATACTTTGACCATCACCATTTCCAAAGTTAGAACCAATTCCAGGAGATCCATTACATTCTAAAATATATGCTTTTCCATTTACAATTGTGTGGTCTACACCAACCATATATGCGCCTGTAGAACGATATGCTTTTAGTATTAATTCTTTTTCATCATCAGAAAGTATGTAAGGAAATGTTTCTGCTCCTCTATGCCTGTTAGAACGAAAATCATCTTTTGGTTTTACTCTTTTTGTAGAAGCAATAATTACACCATCTATTACAATAGTTCTAACATCAAATTGAATTTCTAAAAATTCTTGTATCAATAAGTCTGCATTAAACTTCCATAATGATTGTATGACAGATACCATACTTTTGTAATCATTTACAATTGATACACCAATACCTTGTGTGCCTTTAATGGTTTTTATGATTATAGGAAACTTACTACCTATTCTTTTATGTGCATCTTTTACAGATTCTTCATTGTTAATAATAGATGTTCTGGGTGTCTGTATTCCATTTTGATTAAATGTAATATAGGTTGACATTTTATTATCACAAGTCATCATACCATCACGATTGTTAATCATAAATGCACCTGCTTTTTCAAAAGTAGAAAGTAATGCAAGTCCTATTTCATTATCTAAAACTCCAGCACGAACAAATACAACTGTTTTATTTACCTCAAAATCTACTTTATTACCTTCTTTATCTAATACACTTATTAAACCTTTCTCTATATCATTTGTGCTTATCCATGCATTTTTAGTATTAATTATATGGCAAGGTATTTTATTTTTGTCTGCATATTTTTTTATTTGGTTAGAAACAATTTCTTTTTCTTTAGATGACACTTTCGTTAAGATGGCAATTTGAATATCACCATCATTCAAATTTTCTTCTGCGATAAATGATTGAAAGTTTTTCATAATTTATTTTTCATTAAGTAGTTATCTATTGCACTCTGTATAGCATCTTCTGCTAAAACAGAACAATGTATTTTTACAGGTGGTAATGCTAATTCTTCTGCGATATCTGCGTTTTTAATCTCACTTGCTTCGTTGAGACTCTTCCCTTTAACCCACTGTGTGAGCAAACTAGAACTAGCGATAGCACTGCCACAACCATAAGTTTTAAATTTTGCGTCTTCAATTATTCCGTCATCATTAACTTTAATTTGTAATCTCATAACATCGCCACAGGCAGGCGCACCGACCATGCCAGTGCCTACAGATTTATCTTCGTCATCAAAAGAACCAACATTTCTTGGATTCTCATAATGATCAATTACTTTATCTGAATAGGACATTACCCTGTTGCCTGTTTCTTTTTGTTACCGATGTTATATTTTGTTTCTAAAGTCCATTCATCTTTTTCTTTGAATGAAATAACTTTAATTTGACTTAATGGTGCGATTGGTTCTGGATTATCTTTCATTGTAATCAATCCCCAGTCACCGAGAAGTTTCACGATTGTGTTTCTTCTTGCGATATCATTCTCAGTCAAGTTTGTGTCTTTGCCATCTAGAGCAAAAAGTTCTTTAAAGTGTACTATGAAATATCTTCCTTGTTTGTGTAAGATATGACACGACTGATACAACTTTCTTTCTTTACGAGAAGCAACACCAATACGAGAAAGAGTTTCTCTAACTTTTAAAAAGTCATCTGGCTCTTTTAATGCAACCTCGAACATTTGCTCTTGTGACCATGTGTAATTATCTTCCATGTTTGCCACCTTTATTCAATCTATTTTTAATAGAGTTTAATTGTTCATCATTTAGCATATTAAGAGCAGACTTTGCCTTTTCATTACTATATCCATAATACTCTTTAACATACTCTAGATCTTTTAGTTTACTCGCTTTCATCCACGCACTGTATCTTTTGCGAGTTCTCAAGGTATTTAGTAAAAAATCAAACTGAAGTTTGTTATCTAGATGATGAAATCTATTCATCTCGTTTACAAGATGTATAGT